CACTGCGCGATAGCCGACATAACGTCTGTGTGTATGGGGCCAACGCAGCGGCACTCAGGACAGCACACAGAGAACTCCTGCGTGCTTACTTGGTCGATTTCAACATCCTCATGCCCACAGAACGGGCACGCCAAGATAGTGGTCATGGCTAGAACGGAATGTCATCTGCCAGGTCGGCAGCAGTCGGGATCGGAGCGCCACTGGCTGCGCGGTACTGCTGCGCTGATGCTTGGGGCTGGTAGGAGCGCGGATCATCCTGGTGGCCTGGGTACTGTTGTTGGTTTGATGCTGCCTGTGCAGCACGGATACGCACCCCACCGGTCATCCGTCCGGCGTAGCTCACTGTCGGATCGTTATAGACGTTCACCGTCTTTCCGATCCAGCCTCCGGTATCTGCGCCATGCAGGGCCGACAGGATGCGGATGTTCGTGCGGTTGAGCAGCAGCGGCTTGAACCCACCGTTGAAGTGGAGAGCAAACTTCTCTTCCAGCATCTCGCCAACTGCTTCCTTGGTTACGTTCAGCATTTGCAGGTCGACGCCAGAGGTCGGCAGGTCCGTATTCGCCATCCACTTGCTGGACAGCACTTCGTTCATGTTAAAGCCCATTTTCAGTTCCTTTCGAGTTGAATGAGGTCGAGTACTTGAATCCTGCTACTGCCCCGGCAGTTAGCGCAAACCAAAGCGGTGCGCCAGCCGACAAAAGTAGAGCGATGACGCCACAGGTTATTACGGACGACACCAAAAAAGCAGTCAGGAATTCAATCATGTTCGGCTCCAGTTCGTGCTTCACGTTGCGATATTGCATCGTGTAGTGCTATGATGAGGATGTCTTGATATCCTGTCAAGACTTTTTTAGGAGAAATTAACATGAGCACCAAAAAAATGCTGGCCATGCGTATCGACAAGGCTGTGATTGAACTGCTGAAGAAGTTGGCTGCTGAGCGAGGCACTAGTCAGGCGCAGATTGTCCGTGAACTCATCTTGCGCGAGGTGTACAAATGATGACTAAGGGGGAGTACATAGCGCACGTTGCGGCCCTTGTTATGGCCGAACTATGCGCAAAGTCAGCATCGGGGAGCGACTTCAGGCATAACCTTGAGTTTTGGGATGAGCTTTCAGACCTGGCGACGATGGCGCACTCTGCGGCGTCTTTTTTAGCGGCAATCCAAAAGCGTGACGGGAACATCATATGACACCAAGGGACGTGGCGCACTGGCTGGCGGAAAATCATGGGTGGCACGTTTTCCCTGTACAGGCGAACAAAACCCCGTTGCCGGGGATGCGGTGGAAAGAGATAGCCAGTGATTCTCACGACGCTATAGATGCAATGCCGTGGGAGGGAGCTGCATTCCCTGCCGTCTACTGCAGGAAAAGCGGCATTTCAGTTCTTGACATTGACACAGTAGATGGAAGGCTTGAGCTTCAAAAGATGCTCGGTGGACTACCGTCAACCATGCAACAGCAAACCCCCAGGGGCGGAACTCATTTGATATTTTCTGCCCCGAAAGCCTTTGAGCAAAGCATTGGAACCGGAGTCCCATGTGATGGCGTGGATATCAGGTCAGGCGATGGGTACATCGTTTGGTACGGGAAGGGGGACGGCCTGGACTGGGACATGCTTCCATGGCCATTTACTGCGCCTGTAAGCAAGGCGAAGAAGCCAGAGAAGGTGGTCAATTCGTGCAACCTTGGGAACGTTGAGGGAAGCAGGAATGACGGCCTTGCAAGAGAGGCGGGGGCGATTCTTGCAGCAAAGGCCAACACATCGCTACCAAGCCTTATCCTGCAGCTTGCAAAATTCAACTCAACCATGAACTTTCCCCCACTTGAGGCGTGGGAAGTCGAGAAGACGGCAAAAAGCATCTTCAACAAAGCTTGCATGGCCGTCGATAACACAGTCGTTCCTGATGGGTACGACCTGGGCGACATGATGGAGATGGACTTTGGGGAGATACGATATATATGCCCACCGTTCGTAGCCGAGGGCTATACAGTCTATGCAGGGAAGCCCAAGATAGGAAAGACCACTTTAATGCGCCAGTTGTTGATAGCGGCGCACAACGGGCTTCCCTTCATGGGCTTTGATTGCCTACGGACAAAATGTCTGTTTCTCAGCCTGGAGGAAGGACCGCGCATTATCAAAAAGAAGTTTGCAGGGATGGGGGCGACGCCGGATATGTTGCGTGGTGTTCGCGTCGAGTTCAACTGGAGCAAGGGCGACGAGGCAATCGCAGATTTGCGCCTGTACATGGCAAAAGAGCCTGACGTAAAGCTGATAATCATAGACACGCTAAGTCGCATCAGGGGCGGTATGGGGCGCGGTCAGACCCTGTTTCAGTATGAGTACGACCAGGGAGCGCAGCTTCAACAGCTATGCAAAGACTACCCTGGCCTGGCCATCATCGCCCTGCACCATACACGCAAGATGCAGACAGACGACCCGGCCGAGCTTATTAGTGGCACGAATGGAGTGCTGGCCGCGTGCGATATGTTCTGCATCCTGCACAAAGGGCCGGACGCGTTCTTTATGCACTGGCAGGGCCGGCTATGGGAGCAGGACGATAACGACTTCGAGGTTATGCGGGCCGGGGGAGCGTGGGCTTATGTCGGGGTTGCTGATGACACCAAAAACCTGCCTTCCAATGCAACAGCACAAGGGCTTATCTACAGGTTGCTCAAGGATAAGGGGGAAATGACCCAGGCCAGCATCGCAATAAAGCTTGATATGGACAAGGGGAACGTCAGCAAACACATCAAAGAGCTAGAGAAAAGGGGGATGGTCTGCCGTGGGGATATTGGCGTGAGGGCATCGCTATAGCCCCATATACAACCTACAACTACAACAATGGTATTTTAACTTATATATATAACTTTGAGTGGTTGTTGTAGGTTGTATATACCCTTTAAGGAGTGATTCATGACACCATCAGCCAGAGCAACAGCCCAGCTAACCCGTGATGGTTACGTCCCCTGGACAGTCGAGCGCAACATAACCAAGTTCCTGAAGCGCGACCTGTTCAACTGCATAGATATCCTCGCGTTGAAGGGTGGCGAGACACTGGCTGTCCAGGTTACGTCCCATAGCAACCACGCCAACCGGGCCACCAAGGTCAAAGAGAGTGAGTATCTTGACCTCATGTGCGCAGCAGGCTGGACTGTCGAGGTGTGGAGCTACAAGGGTGCGGTATTGCGTCGGGAACGAATATCACTATAATCAAGCGCATGGCAGACCCGAAAACACTGATTGAGAAGCGAAAAGCATGGAGCGAGTCCATGAAGACAACTTTACTCGTCAAAAAGCTTCGGGATCATGTACTTGATGGGCCATGCATGGACCAGTCACAGGTTGCAGCCGCTCGCATCCTTCTGGCCAAGACAATCCCCGACCTAAAAGCGGTAGAACACAGCGGTGAGGTGACTGGCGTTGTCTCTAACCATTTCCACTTCTGAGAATGGTGAGCGCCATATAAGCTTCCCCATGCGGGCGCAGCAGCGTGAGTGCCTGCAGAACCTGAACCGCTTCAACGTGCTGCTTGCGCATCGCCGCTTTGGCAAGACAGTGTTGGCCGTGTGGCTGCTCATCATGAAGGCGCAGACCAGCACACTGAACCGCCCCCAAGTCCATTACTTCTGCCCCACATACTCACAAGCCAAGCGTGTTGCGTGGCCTTACGTCAAAGAGTTTTGTTCATATGACCCAGCTATCGAGTTCAACGAGTCCGAACTCAAAGTCACATTCCCCAATGGAGCCATACTGCAGCTTGGATCAGCGGATAACCCGGATGCTAATCGCGGAATTTATTCTGACTTCGCGGTCATGGATGAGCCCGCGCAGATGCCTCCCTCCATGTGGTTCGAAGTCCTTAGACCAGCACTATCCGACCGGAAGGGCGGCGTCCTCTTTATAGGTACGCCCGCGGGCAGGCATGGCCTGTTCTACGATCTTTGGAACCAGGCAGAGACAGACCCGGACTACTGGCGCGGATGCTATCGCGCAGACGAGACGGGGATCATCGATGAGGAAGAGCTGCACAGCGCACAGCGTGGCATGAGCGTTGCCGAGTATGCGCAAGAGTTCTTGTGCAGCTGGGACGCAGCCATCAAGGGCGCGTACTGGGCTAGCGAGATGGATCAGGCCGACAAGGACGGGCGAATCACTGCGCTTGTTCCAGCATACGGACACAAGACGCACATTGCACTGGACCTTGGCGTCAATGATGCAACGGCAGCGTGGTTCTTCCAGTTGGATGGTGAGCGTATCCGCATGATCGACTACGCCGAGTACACGAACATGGGCCTGCCCCACATCGTTGCTGACTGGAAGGCCAAGGGCTACAACTATGGCAAGGTGATCTGCCCTCACGACATCAACGTGACCAGCCTCAGCACAGGACAGACCCGCAGAGACACGCTAAGGGCCCTAGGCTGCGATGTAATCGTTGCGCCTAAGGGTGAGGTCATTGACGGTATCAACGCTGTGCGTGCGCTGATTCCTCGCGTTACCTTCGACCGTGACAAGTGCAGCGATGGAATAGAGGCGCTGAGGCAGTACCGCAGCGACTGGCAAGACAAAAAGGGCGTGCTGATGCTGCGCCCGTTGCATGACTGGTGTAGCCACGGCGCTGATGCCATGCGCTACCTGGCAGTTGCGGGAACTAGCCAACTGGCCGATGATTGGGGTCAGATCGATTACTCAAGGATGGATGCAGCGATATGCGCATGACAGAACAAGAGATTGCAGCGGTTGTCCATCGTGAGCTGACGCAGGCGCGTGGATATGGATCGGACTTCCTAGCTACGAGACGAGCTACTGCGCTGGACCTCTACAACGGGCGCATTGCTGCCGCTCCCGAAGGGCGCAGCCAGGCAGTGAGTGGTGATGTAGCAGACGCCATCCACGCCACGCTTGCGCAGGTCAGCCCTGTCGTCAGGTCAAGTCAGATCGAGTTCGAGGCGCAGAGCCAGGAGGACGAGCAGCAGGCACAGACAGAGTCTGACTTCGTTCGCGTCAATATCGAGCGCTCGAGCGGCTTCGATGTTATCGACAGCGCCACCTTCGATGCGCTGCTCGAGGGGAATGGCTGGCTGCATGCCTACGTCGACGAGACTACGGCAGTAACGGAGCAGCGGTTCCCGCCCAACCTGCCAGACGAGGCTGTATTCGCCTGCTCAGGCTCCGCTGTCACTTCTGCCTTCTCAGGCTCGCCACTCAGCAGTCCCATGATCTGTTGGAGTTCATCATCAACAGGCATGTCAGGTGGTTGGGTTGCTGTATTCAATTCGGGCATCGACACGTTCCTTTGCTTTGGATATTACGTCCAGTTGATTCAATAGTGAAGCTCTATCTTCTGGGACATTCTTGATAGCGTAGTACAGGTCACGCTCCACGTCATCGAAAGCGCGGTCCATGATCCTCTGGATATCCTTTGGCTCAAGCAGCATCTTCGTCGTCGTCCGGCTCGCTCATCTTCGCCGCTTGCAGTTTCTTGATCTCGATCACGCCCTTGCTGGTCATGTCGGCCTCTTTCACCTCAGCATCCAGTTTGTCGCTCCACGTCTTATATTCCAGGTCGCGGCGCTGCTTCTCAAGCTCGAAGTCTTGCTGAAGCCGGATGAGCTGGGACTGAATCTGTACCTGCTGCTCTGCCTGCTGCTTGGCGTCCTGCTGCTTCGCCTGCGATGCCTGCTGGCTCTGGGCTGGACGGATCAATCAGGTACTGGTCAGGACTGCCAAGGCCGGCAGTGCGTATCCAGTCGCCCATGGCGTTATAGAGCCTCGGCAGGTCACATATGATCCCGCCCCCGCCGCTAGCCATCATCTGCTGCATCATCGTGATGGTCTGGGTCAGGGCCATGATGCGCTCGGCCTTCTCAGTGGTGGTCAGCCCCATCTGGATATCCGTCACCATGCGCGGCTGCCAGTTCGTGGTATCGGTCTGCGCCCACTTGCCGCCGATCCGCGCCATTGTCGGTCCGGCCATGTCAGTGCGCAGGATGCGATGCACCAGGGTAAATAGGGGTAGCAGCATGGTACGCACGATGTTTCCAGCGAACCATCCCCCCATCATCTCTACCTTGGACAACTGACCGGCTGCTGCCGTGGCGCTGGTCCCCATCAGTTGCGCCTGTACCTCGTTGAAGTCGAGGCTGGCCCCGATGCGCTGAGTCCTGACGCTGTCCAGATAGCCAAGCGCAGCAATCGCCTGCGGGCCAATGTCTGCAGATGGCATGGGAACGATGGCATCTGGTGATCTGAGCCTGACTACGCCATTGATGCGGCCATTGGTCAGGTCGGACATATTGACCTGTCCCTCTACGGCGCCAACCCGGCTTGCGTTCATAACTCCCAGGTTGTCCATGTACTGACGCAACACATGGGACTTCTGCAGCATCAGGTCTTCAAGCAACTGGGCAAGACCTGTGCCAGCGATGCGGTGCGGCATGGGGATGGCACTGCCAGTGATGAACGGTATGAACTCGGCCGGCTCATTGATCAGTAGCGTGTTCTGGTTCTCTCCCACCCATACGTGGCGCAGCTCGGTGGTGTTGTTGTCCGCCATCGATAGGCGGATGTAGCAGCAATAGACCACCTTGAGGCTGTTTGCATCCTGCACTGCGCCTAGCGTTCCATCCTGTGCCAGATCGCCCTGGCGAGCGGTATCTACAGGATAGTCCTCGGTTGCGCCGGGCAATGACGAAATGAGCGTGTCGCTTATGCCCTTGGCCTTGAGTGCTGCTGCGCTGTACAGGCGCTTGCGGGCAACGAAGCGCACCTCGTCCAACTGGTAGTCGCTGCCTGACTCGGCATAGAGCATGTTCTCGGGCGGTACTGCCTCGATAACCAGCCGGCGCGTGGTCTTCTCAACCTTGGCGACCGTGTATTCCTTGCCTGCCTTGAGCGTGATCTTGGTATCAGGCGGGGCCATGCTGGTCAGTGCGAATACGGCCTCATCAGGCAGGTTAGGCGGAAACCGCTGTTCGGTTACTGCGGTAGTCTCATCCACGTAAGCATGCAGCCAGCCATTGCCCTCGAGCAGTGCATCGAAGGTGGCGCTATCGATCACATCAAAGCCGCTGGATCGTTCGATATTGACGCGAACGAAGTCCGATTCGGTCTGTGCCTGCTGCTC